TGGGCCGCCATTAGCTTTGAAGAGTCCGCTTAATGAGCCACTAATTCCCTCTGCGATAGGGGCTGCTATTTGGTTTTTGATAATCTGACGAGCGACTTCATTCATTATGCTCTTGAACGCATCACCAAAGGTTTTCGCTTTCATTAGAGCGTCTGTGAGATTTGATTCTATAGAGCTTTTAACCGATGCCATTGCGGATTTTGCGGTATCGGATAACTCCACCAGATTCTTTTTAGCTTTATTAGTGCCTGTCTCTGAATCTTCTCCTAAATCTGTAAATGTTTTTTCCGACGCGGTGGATGTGCTTTCTAGTTGCAGTTTTAGTATGAATAGCTTAGTTTGCAGGCCGTCCAGACTGATTGCCGCCCTGCGGACAGGTTTCGCCATGTCATCCATTCCTGGTATAAACTCACGCCAGGCATATATAGCGGCCTGCATATCATAGATAAACTTGTTGAGAGCTAATGACATCTGCTCTAGCGACTCTAAAAAAGTGATTAAACCGTCAACAACCGCAACAGTCATCTCTTTTACCGCTTTACCCATTCCGCCACTTGAATCAATTTTACCCTCTATCCAGCCGCGCAGAGAGTCTGTTATAGTCTCAATAATTGGCGCTAGGTTAGCTACGATCTTGTTAAAAGTGCCTGAGAGGTATGCGCCAAAACGCATCATTGCATCATTTGCGCGTTCGACTCCGAGTAGGGTTTTCTCGCCGATCACTAAACCGAGCTTATCTGCCTCCAGCATTGTGTCGTGCAGTGCTACTTTGCCGCCCTGCAGCATATTAATTAAACCTGCGCCTCTTGCCCCAAACAGCGAGTAGGCTATATCTGCGCGTTCGGTAGCGTTCGACACGCCTTTGAGCATATCCGCAGTATCGCCAAGCACGGATCCTACGGAGCGCAGAGAGCCGTCTGCTTTTTTGGTTGCGATGCCGTATTTCTCGAATACATCTTTAGCTTCGCCGGTTCCTTTAGCTGCATCGGCAATATTAACTGCGAATTTTTGGATAGCTTTGTCAAGCTGCTTGGATTGAACTCCCGCAAGAGATGCGGCATGACGGAGTCGCTGCAACGCTTCTGCACTTACGCCTACTGTGCGTGACATTTTCATCAACTCGTCACTAGCATCGAGTGATCTTTTAATAAGATAACCTATACCCGCAATTCCTGCAGCGGATATCATTCCTGTTTTCAGCGAAAATAGAGAAGTAGCAACACTTTTTACGCCTTTTTTTACTGAACGGAAAGCTCGTTTAGTGCGATCTTTGGCGATAATTTTAATACTTACATTGCTAAGCCCAGCCACTTGCTACTCCTTATTTTTGCATACCAAGCCAGATAATCCAGCCTCTAAACTCATCTAAATCCATCTCTGCCACTTCTGCCACTGTCTTGTGGAGGTGCTCTGCAATACGGTACATCCACTGCAGATCAGGATCGTTTTTTACTTTTTTTCAATCTCGTCCTCATCCTCATTATCGTCACTGTTTATGGCGTTGATAATATCAGACAGCACTTCTGGATCGGTTTGATCTATAAGCGCATCTTTGTCGGTGAGGCGAAATACTCGCTTCCCCTCTTCATCCATCAATCTATAGATTAGAGTGAGGGCAAACGCCTCTGCCTCTTTTCCTGTTTGAGTTAGATGTAGAATTTCTGCAGTCTGGCGCAAATTTATGTGAGCGCGAATATAGACTACAGGCGCTACCCCATCCTTTTCCCAGGCTGGAATCTCCAATTTGCGTGGAGTCGCTTTACGAATAATGGAGTAGTGCGAGGTAGCTTGATTAATTAAACTCACGCGACAGTCGCCTCATCTAGTACGCCTTTAAATGTGAAACTAGCGGTGACAATATCGCCCTTTGATCCACTTATAGAGAATGCTTCAATTTTTGCCGACCCGGTACGCTCAGTGTCGCCACTCTCTAATCCTTCTGGTCCAATGTGGAGAGTAACTGTTGAGCCTGGAGTCATTGCGCCCTGCCCGTTAGTATCGGTCTCGTCCCAATAGCACTCAACATTGCCGCCGCCTTTTGTGATCCCATCTGAGATGTATGTCTCTTCAGTGTCTCCCATTGATGTTGCTTCGACTAGGTCTATATTTTCGTCATAACTGTAAGATTGGATCAGCGCAACGACATTACTGCCTACCTTTACCGATCCGCTATTTCCGTGATGTGCTGCCATTTTGCTGCTCCCTGGTTAAATTGCTATATCCGGAGTGGACATAGCGGTAAAATAAGTCAATTTATAGGTGAGCGTTATTACGCCGACCTGTTGCGTACCTTCGCCACTTAATGCGGCGCTCATACTGATTAAAGTTGTATCTTGTGTTAATCCGCTGTGGGTGATATCCGTAGCCATTGCGACTTCTATCTCTTTAGATATCGTGTCTAGCGTGTCGAAAGCGGTGGTTGATACAGAAACATAGCCCTCCAAGTTGAGAGTTAACTCTCTGATTAGTACGGGATCAGCTCCCATTGTATGCTCACTAACTGTCTCTGCAGCAGTTACCACATTAATAGCGGGGAGGTCACTGTCGTTCAACGGATAGAGTCGCGCTTTATGCACATTCGAGCCGGTGGTCGTTAAACCTGTAAGCTCTGTGGCGAGCTGATCGCGGATCTGTTTACGGATATGATCTGCCATTTTATGTTCTCAGCACCAGCAGTGAAGTCGCACCAAGATCCCTTGTATCTGTGATAGTGTAAGTTGTGGCGCTTATTGCGAGCGTGTCGCCTGAATTTACGCCATCAAGATCGCTGCTTTGACATGTTGCGACTGCGGAGACACCGGAGAACGGTGCGTCACCCAGGCGCTCTTGATCCCACTCTTTATTGAAGATTACATTGATTGAGACGCCCGCCCCTCCGCCGATGGTGAGCGTTGCTGTATCGGCAAAGTCATCGGTGTCAAAAAATGGGGTTAAATCTTCTGTAAAGCTCATTGTTCTGCCCTATTTGGCTACTTCTACTGCTTCTACTGCTTCTGTTTTTGGTGCTGCCTTTGGTGCTGCTTTGCTTTTTACGAGTTCAGCTTTTCCTAGTGAGATTAAGATTTTTCCATCTCGGTCTGATACTTCTGCCTGTTTGCCAGCTTTAAGTGATTTGCCACTTGCTCCGACATTTGCTAATGCTTTTATTTTCATTGTCTATTCCTGTCTGCTTTGGTTAAAAACTCCCCCACCGATTAAGGTGGAGGGGTATTTACTCTATCGCTTAGGCTGTTGTTCCTTTTGCGAAGCTCTCTGCGTGACGCACGCCGATATCAACATCTTGGAACGCACGCAGAACTAGTCCGCCTGCAGCTGCCTTTGTTGCTGTATCTGCTACGATATCTAGCACGCCCCACATTCCGATCACTAGCTGAGTGAAGTCACCAAAGACCATTGTGCCAGTCGCCATCTGGTTAGAGATGATTGCGTTGTAGCCGTTGATCTTGCCATTCTCTAGCACCATGATGCCGCTGCCGCTATCTTTTGCTGTCTGCATTAGAGTTCCAGCGTTAGTTGCGTTAAGCACATACGCCATCCCTTCTGCTGCTGCATTATCAACTGCAACTGCTGACCAGAGGTCTACCATTGCGCCAAAGTCTGCGATTCCGCCCGTAACAGAGCCGATGCCTGTAGTATTGGTGATGCCTGTTGGCTGACCGCTTGAACCAGAACCAGAGAGGGCTGCTAGATCAATCGCAAGAGCTGCTCCACGAACCATATCGTTACGGATCATCTGCTCAACACTTGGTGAGCTCTGTTTAAGCAGTCTGCGACTCATTGCTACGCCGCCAGATACGGTTTTAGGAGACAATGCAAGCTCGCCTGTTACTGCTGCTGCATCAGCTGCATCTGCATCTTCTGCGACCCAGCCCCATGCTGTTCCTGTAGTGAGTTTTGGAATCTCTATATTTCCCTGTAGTCCACCCAAAATTTGAGCGCCTGCGCCAGCTACTACTGAGCGATTAGTTAGTGCGTCAATAAAGCTATCGCCAAGGTGATCTGTTCCGACCATCTCTGCACCAGCAGCAGAACTGCTTGTTTTCATCGCGGCACGCTGACCATTAAAGATATCAGTTGGCACGAAGAAGCCACGAGCTGAACGCCCTAGTTTATCTTCAATCGCTGCTGAGGCTTCAAGCTCGAAGCCTGCATCTTTCCAATTTCCTGTGACCGATGCGTTGATTGCACGGAATAGTGAATACTCTTGTTTGTCTTTCTCTGACAAGTCTAGGTTAGGTGTTTCCATTTCTGCGCGCTCCTGCGTTGGGTTGGTTTTGATCTCATTTAAAATTGCAACTCGCATCTCATCGATGCTTTTTCCATCTTTCACGAATTGGCGTGCCAACTCTGGCTGACTGTACTCACTGCCTGCGTCCAAAATTGACTGCACTCGTGCAAGTTCCGATTTTGCGCCATTGCTTTCAGCGGTAGTGCGGACCTCTTCGATATTGATTTTTGGCTCTGCAACAACTGCAGCAACTGCTTCTGGTTTTTCTGACATAATTGCTCTCTCTATATAAGTTAAATTTGTTTGATGCTCGCCCTCTGGCTCATCAGCTCTCCCAACTTGCGAGCTTGCGTCAGCTGGTACAGTGACCATGCTAATCTCCATTGGCTCCCAATCGATTGCGCGATTTTCAGAGGTCTCTTCATCTACTAAAAATTTGTGAATACGATATCCGACCGACACATTGCGGAGGATCCCATCTTTCACATCGTTAAACATCTGCTCTGCGCGCTCGCTCTTGCCGAATCGAACAGTTGCCCTGCCCTTTTTGTCAGAATCAATACTCGCTTTTTCTACAACCCCGATCAGATCGGAGTGGTTATGCCCGAACAAGAGTG